AGACGCCCTGCGCATACTTGACGTTGGTGAAGACGGCCGTTCGCCCTTGCGGGCTGACGCCTTGCTGCGTCCAGTATTCGACGCCGGCCGGCGGCGGATTGCTGTAGTCGATGCCTTCCAGCCAGCGCGCCGGCTTCAGTCTGGCGCCCTGCCAGGGCGCAGCGCCGACGCCCGTCATCAGCGGCGCGCTCGGATTAGGCGGCGTGATGTTGCCGGTCGGCGCGCCCGCTGCGCCCGCCGGCGGCCATGACCACGGCACGAAGCGCATCTTCATGCAGTCGTTCGGATAAGCGTAGCTGTAGACCCAAGGCTGCGGCACCATGACGCCGACGTTCGGCGTCTGGCCGGTCGCATCGGCGAGCAGCACGAGCGGCGTCTGTTTGCGGGCAAAATTCCAGTGAGCAGCGCGCAGCAGCTGACGCAAACATTGGCTATAGGCGCGCAGCAGAACGCGCGCCTCGAAAGTGCCGTCCTCGAGATCGCCGATCGAGTTCGGCCACCCGATCGCGTCGAGCGCCTGATTGGCGATATCCTGCGGCAGGTTCATACCGGACGCTCCGAAGTCGAATCGGCCTTCTCCTGCGCCTCGTCGGCGGCCGCCAGCTTCGCCGCATTGAGATCGGCGAGCGCCGGGGCAAGACGACGGCCAAGCGCCGACGCGAACGCCTCGATCGCATCGTCATCCCAGGTCGTCAAATCGTTGACGCGGCCAGTGTAGACGATCATGGCGTTCGGCACATTGCACAGAATGACGCGCTGCGCTGGTGTGTAATAATTGTCGTTCTCGGTCGCGAAGACGTTCGGTTGCGGATCGAAGTCGAAAGTGAATAGCGGCATTGCGCGCATGGCGCGGATCTTCAGCGCGTCCGTCGGATAGGTATATTCGAACAGCCAGGGCGGCGAAGGATTGACGGTCGGATCCCATTGAACAGGCGGAAAGTAGCCTTGCGCCGGCGCTTGCTTGAGCAACGTGGCGACGACATTACGCTCGGCGAAACCCCAATCGTTCTCGAACATCAACTGGTCGCGCGTCTGCGCGTAGAGATCGAGCGCGATCTTCGAAGCCGCTGAGCCGTCGAAAATGTTGCCGATGCGCTTCTTGTACCCGATGCGACGCAACGAATTGTTGACGAGATCGGTCGGCGTCTGGATGGAGGCTGCGGGGTTCTGTGTCGCCATCAGTCAGCCCTCGCTTCGCCGACTTGCTCCATTGCCGCGCCGCTATTCAGATACGCCTCCGCCTGATCGGGTTTGCCGAACAGCGCGATCGACAATTCGCTCGCCAACAGCCGCACGACGGCCTCACGGAACAGATCGTCCCACGTCGCCTCGTCCGGCATATTATTGAGGATGGCGAAGGCGTTCGCCTGATTGGTCCAAATCACGCGGCTCTGTACGGAACTGACGAGAGTATTGCCGACGTTCCAGTCGATCGGCCGCGGGTCGTTCGGATCGTCCGTCGTCGCCGGCAGGATCTGCCACAGTTCGACCGTGCCTGCGGGATAGAGATATTCGAACGACCACGGATAAGGCGCTGAGTTGCCGCTCAACGCCAACATCGTATTGGATCGCGCGAAATCCCACTCGAACTGTCTCGCAACCGTGCGGACGCACGGAACATATAACTGGTTCAGTTGCTGCGCCGCAGGGCCGCTGGAGAAATTCGGCGCGAGACCGACCACCTGCGGAGTGTTATTCCCGATCAGGCTTATCGCTTGATTGGCGACATCATTGCTGGTGATCGCCATTAGTGAAATACCAGATTTGTTCCGTCGCAGTAAGCAAACCCAGGTTGCGCTCCTGCTCCAGTAATAGGCGTCCCGAACGTAGTGACGTTGGAATTGGCGATGTTGTAGTCGGAATATTTCGTCGCTGAGTTGCAGTTAGGAAGCGCGGCGTAAGTCTGCGGCTGATGATCGGTGACGATCGTCCCGCTAGAACCAGTGTTAATTATATAGTTTGTCGTATTGTTCTGATTCTGATTATCGCTCAGCAGCACGGTAGCTGTGGACGCGGCGTTGACCTGATAGCCGATCCCAAGCGCGATGGCGGAGTTATGGCCGATCAATCCGCCGTTTCCAGATGTAGTAACCACCACAATACCAGTCGTGCCAGACGTGGTTACGCCATTCACTTGGTTCCCGGAAACTGTAAAATTCGTACCCTGAACAACTATGCCCTTACCTCCTTCAACGATGAACTGATTTCCGTTGATTTGCTCGTTAGCAAATCCGGTCGCGAGAATGTTTATCGCGCTCGTCCATGTATCGAACTGCCCTCCAGTGACATTCAGTTCGCTCAACTGACCGGAAGGTGATGCGATCGACGCCACGCCAAAATTGCATCGAACTACGTTCGGCGCGGTTATCTGAACGCCTTGCACCCAATCGCCATAGAAGACGCCGGTGTTGCAGTTAGTGAAGATCGGATTCACTAGATTTATCTTTACCGAGTACGTGCCCCCAACGCCGGTTCCGCTTAGGCTCACGCCAAGACCGGCACGAGATGATATCCCTATATAAGTGGGGTTGACGAGATTGATATTGGAGATGTTGCTCTCATAAAATCCAACTCCACAATATTGCGTCGCAGCTCCGTAGGTGTCCATCCCCCGAAAGGTAACATCGAAAAGAGACGACGTCGCTCCAAGCGCCGGATTGGCGTTAGTGTAGGAACCCGTCGCAGTCAAACATCGATTCGTGCCGGCCTGGTCGGAAGCGAAGGTAACGCCTTTGACGGTGAGGCTCGAATATTGGTTGGTGTAGGTGAATACTGGGCCGTCGATAGGCCCCGCAATATGGATGATCGCACAGTCCTGACCGTCTCCATCGATCTCGGCATGCGCGCCGGCAGGAATGGTTATGGCGGCAAGAGTAGTGATCTGCCAAACTCCGCACGGGAGACGAAGCGCGCCCCCAGCGTTCAATTGCGACAACCAATTCTGCATATGCGCGTTGTCGGCAGGCGTGTCGGTGCCAACAGCGCCAAAATCATAGGGTGTCGTGAGCTGCGTCTGACCGCGATACTGAAGAGTCTCGACTGCGCCGCCTGTGCCGGGCTGCGTGTATGTAGAGTTGGCCGCAGGGATCCCCGTGGGGATGTCGGTCGCCACCAACGAACGAAAAGTCGGCGCAGCAGAGCCGCCCGAACCCGGTCCTGCATAGACAGTATTCGGACTCTGCGTCGTAGTGGGGTTAAGCGGCGTGAACCCGAGATTAGCGGCGGCCGCGCCTGCCGCCAGATTAACGGTCGTTGAGCCCGCTGAATTGGTCACCTGCCCCGAAAGCGCAGGAAAATTACCCGTTGGCAGATATTGCGACGAAGCCAGTGCGCCCGCGCCGTTGTAGACCGCCAGATAGTTAGGCGTCCCTACTACGCCCGTTCCGCAGTCTGAAAGAAGAGTTCCAACCGTGTTATTCCAACATGCGACGTGGCCGACGACGGTCGTCGCCGGTCCGACGATGCCGCCAACCGCGTACGGGAACGTATAGAGGACCCCGTTAACCGAAAACTGAAACGGCAGCGCGCTGGCGCCGCCAGCCGCGCCGTAAGCCATGAGGCCCCCGCCCTGCGCGTTCGGCGAGATGCAGAAGAAGTGATAGCCGGTCGGATTGGTAGTCGGCGCGTCGTAGTCGCAGAAATTCGTGCCGTCGAAACCGCTGCCGGCGTTGGCGTAAGGCGGCGTTCCGGTTCCGCGAACCGTCAATCCGAGCTCGGAAAGCCCGACGCCAGGACCGCCGCCTGCCGCCGGGCCGCTATCCTGGACGATCGGCTGGCTGAAGCCCTGCCCGACATACATCGGCGCGCGACCCGGCGTGAACGGACCGCCCTGCAACAGCGCCGACTGACCGAAAGCCGCTCCCGCGGCCATGAACGTCGCCAAGATGGCGATTACGACCGCGCGGAACATGCTCGCTCTCAGTTCTGCGCGTGGTCCTGCGCGTTAGATGGTTCGCCGCCGAAGAGATCAGGAGATTTCTGCGCTTCCGCCTTCGCATTCGCGGCGTCCTGCTCGGCGAGCAGCTGCGCAGCGAAGCGCGAAATCGGCGCCAGCAATTCGATGATCTGATCAAGCTTGTCGTTATGTGCTACGCTTACTTGCGTGTCGGGACGCTGGTCGAGAAAATACGGCATCAGAGTTCGCCTTCTTCCGTCTCTTCCTCGGCAAAAGCCTGCGCTGCCGCGGCGTCGGCCTCGAGCGCATGCGCTTTCTCGATCTGCAGTTCGACGCGCCGCCGCTGCACGCCGTCGCCATTGTCGGTGCAAGAGCAGTGCGTCACGCAGGCGATGACCGTCATCAGCAGATAGTCGCCGACCTCGGGCGTGTCGTCGATCCCGAGCTTGCGCAGCGTGCTGTCGTCAAGGCAGAGCCGCATGCCGATGGGATAGTCGGGCGTCTTCATCGCCATCGGAGCGTTGAAGTCGATCTTGTCCTCGTCATCGAGCTCGAGATTGGCGAAAGCCATCAGCCGCCCGCCTCTTCGCTCGGGCCCGCCGCAGCGGTCGCCGGCGCGCCAGGCGCGCTCTGCCCCGGAGGCATCGGT